GTTTTGTTGCAAGCTGATCGAACACAGTGCGCACCGTGCCGTCCTCACCTACAGATGCGCCCGCTGTCATTATTTCCGGGATGTTCTCAATAATACTTTGCGCCGTAGCAAACTGCGCCGCCCTGTCTTGCTCTGTTTGCAGTTTGACTGCTTCGGCCAAATGCGCACGCAAAGACGTGTTGCCCTCTACAGACATTGCCGCCTTGAACTTTGCGCCGACGCTGGGCTTCAAGTCAGCCAATGTCGTTGCGTAGCCATTAATGACGGCGTTTACCTTGTTTGCAAAGTCTTCCGCAGGGAGCAACCTATTTGCCGGGTCTTGTCGCAGAAGCGTAATTTCGCTACGCGCTGCGGTGGTCATCGTGTTGTAAACAACGTCTAAGGCCGCAGCTCGCGCAATAGTTCCTGTCGGCAAATCGAGTTCTGTGCCAGTTTTCTGCGCGTCCTCAATCTGCTGTGCTGTCGGTGCATTTTCGACGCCATATTCAACGGCCTCAAGTTTGGCATACTCAAAAGCAAAATCATTTATTCGGTCGAGCGCGCTTGCAATAGCAGTAGAAGCTGACGCCTGCGCGCGCGCAGTGGCCGCGTAATCAACGCGCGGCACTTGCGCAATCCGCGCGCCTAGTGGCCTGTATCTGGGGAGCCTCTCTGCCATTATGTCGGCATCACCTGTTTTGTCATAGCCACGCCAGCGGCTAGTGTGCCAAGCGCCTGTGCGTTAGCCTGTAGTCGTGCAGCTCGACCTTGTATGAGATATTGCTTGGCTTGTAGCTCTCCACCCGCCAATGCCAATATCTGATTGTCCTTGATGGTGTACAACTCATTGACCCCGGTAGCCAGCGCATAGGTTTGCAACGTGTCTGGGTTGCCAGAGAAGGCGTCAATGCCGCCAGCGCCAGACCGCGCTACAATGGTGGCCTGTGTCGCCAAGATGTTTTTCATAACATCAAGGCTTTGCTGCCGGTACTGCAAAGACGCTTGGCGCGCTTCAATGCGCGCCTGCGTCGCCTGTAGTGCATAACCTCTGGCGGCTTGCTTGCCAGCCCTGTACTGCATAGATGCGGTTGCTGCTGTAAGCCCCCCAACTACTAATGCTGGAACCAAATTTCCCATATTACTGCCCCGCACTCACTTTGTAATCAATGCCCAACAGCGTCATTTTAAGTGGCACTGTTTGGCCGATTGTGATTTGCCCGTCGAAAGTATAGCCCAAAATTCCGTGTAGTGTCTTGATGCCTGTGAACTCGTCAACATCGTCATCTAAAACGCTTGCGCCAAAGTTTCGGAAGGACACTTCTTTGCCGTTGATCGTCAAAGCCTGTGTTTCAAACAGCTCGGCGTTTACTTCAAAAATGCGTTTCTTAAAGCCCTTGAGCGAGCCGCTGGCGAGGCGCGGCTCAACCGGGAGGGTTTTTACCTCTGGTGTAAAGTTTAGACCAACCTGAAACGTAGAACTTGCAGCGGTTGCAAACGTAATTGTGAACGGAGAGGCTGGCACAGTTTGATCGGGCTCAACAATTCCGTCTCGAACAATCTTGACGGTCGCGGCTTGCAGATGATCCATAGTGGTGGACGACGCAGACGTTCCTACCTTTGAGCTGTCTAGCAAAGCTGTGCTGTCAAAAATTTCTGTATAATAGACGGTGCTGCCATTAACACTTCTTTTGACAACAACATAAATCTCGTTTACGTCGACGCCGACATTTATAAACTCTCCGTCAGTCGTCCACTCGCTTGGGGCAATGACTTGTTGCGACCTAAGTACAGTATAACAAGCAATGCTGCCATCTGTGCCGTTGACTATTAAAAGTCTGTCGCCCTCGTCTGTGCTGGTTGACCGGCGCACAGCCATCTCTTCGGGCGACTTGAGCAAGTGCGAAGACAGCAAACTAATTTTTGCTGACGTGTAAGCCTGAACAGCATCACTATAAATAAATTCTTGCAGAGCTTTGCCTTGCCGTTGAATAAACAGCGTCGAGCCATCTAGGTTTTGCACTCTGATGCCGGGCTTGGAGCCAAAGTGTGTTTGAGCTTTCACTATTAAGTTTGTTGGAGTGATTGGCTCGTCAAACCCTTGAGGAACATAGAACTCGCCGCCAGACGTAAATATCTGCAAATGCGTACTGCTGTACATATCAATAATTGCATTAAAAGTCCCGGTGTCCATCGTTGCTTCAACGGCTGCGTCGTCTAGCGCCTCACCTGGATCGAAGTTAAAAAAGTCACCTACGCGGGAACCAAAGATAGTTGATGGGCGCGTTGCAGTTCCTCCGAAGTACAACCGGCCCTCGTGAAATGTAACGGCCTTTGGATAGCCGCGCGTTGACGACCACGTTAGCTCGTAGCCAGTCTCTAGCTCCCAATTTGCTGGCGTTATTGCTTCGGTATCAAAAAGCGGCACTTCGGCAAACGCAAGCAAAGTGGAAGTGCTAACCTTTCGGACAATACGCAAGCGGCCAAACGGCGTTACATTTATGTATTGGTTCACATAATTAGATGCTGCGCCAGTAAATATATTCCCGTTAGCAACCAGCCGGACATTGCCCGAAGCAGCGTTGGGGGTAAGGGTTGAATAGCTGACGCCGTTAAAAGGCGATGACCCTGCCTGCGTAGAAATTGAAAAAGCAAAGTAAGGCGCAAAGTCAAAGCTGATTGTGCTGGCTGTCCAACTACTATCGTTTGCGCCTCTAACAATTTTTGTAGGCGGCAGACTGCCATGCACTACAATCAGCGTGTCTGCTGATTGTATCCAGTTCATCTCTGGCAAAATAGAGGCGGTAAGAGACGACACGGTCAAAAAATTGTTGCCGCTGCTATTAATATTCGTAACTAGCGCGCCGTCTTTGTAAACGTACATTTTGCCCGGCGTAAACACCAACATATAGCTATCGTTCACACTGAACTCAAAGGGCACCATGCGCACCGCATTGGCTGCGCCACTGTCAAGCTGGTGTATGAATTTGGTGCCGGGTCGACGCTTGGCGCCCCCTTGCGGCTGGATTGTTACATTGCGCGCCGTGGTCAAACCTGAGTTGTATTGTTGCAAGTCGGTACGCGCGCGCAACTTTGGGTCAAGCTCCCCGGCTGTAAAATCATTTTGTATTTGGATAATCCGGCTCATCCGCGAATGTCCGATATTGGGAACTCTTGAATAACTTGAGCTGGCCTGTCAGCTCCGTCAATATTGATTGCGACGCGAACCAACCCACCACGCATGTTTTCAGATGGCAAGCCATACGCTTGCTGGTGGTAATATTGTGCTTTTGTTACTTGGTCTGTAATTGGCTCTGCAAACTCAGCAGCAAGCGATGTGCGCAACAGGCGCACAAAGTAGGGCGGGAAGACAGACGGGTCTGGCTGAAACTGGTAGTCAATCCAAACCTCTTCTAGGTTTGTAAACAAGCCGTCAGAATATATTTCAAAATCTCGTACCGGCAGGCCGCCGATTGCGCTGGTGCTAAACACAGCCTTTGGGTTGCCAAGCATGTCACCCGGAAGCTGGTATTTATATTTCCACTCGTTGATAGGGGCGTCAGAAAGACGCGATAGTTTTACTTTTTTGACAGACCAAGAATACGGGTACTGCATCAGAAGCGTGTCTTGCACGTCGTCATAGAGGCGGTCTGCAACTTGCGCCTCGTCAGTGCCGTCAGAAAAACTTGATAGAGGTGCTGCGCCCAGCATGATCAATGCGTCAGAACAAATCGATAGTTTTGTGTCGCCTGCTGCCATTGCGCGCCTCCAAGTTTGGATGGGGGCGGCGCAAGCCACCCCCAGCCTAATTTAGTCACTGTCAGAGACAGCGCCGATAGTGGTGCCATCGGATATGTCTACAACACCGCTGGCATTCGATACAACAACGTGCATCGTCACCGTGCGGGTGCCGCCAGTCGCGCCATGCACAATAATCATGTCGCCCACCACCAAGGTGTCCGATAGATCATTGAAATAGCCTGAAGCGTCTACGGCTGTGTGTGCCTCAGTCGTTGTGTACACATACAAAGCTGGCGTGTTGCCTGCTTTGGATTGTCCACCGAGAGGCGAAAAGTCAGCTAATACAAAAGCCATGATGTTTCTCCTTACTCGGTTGAGGAGACTTTAACGATACCATCGTCGTCAATCGCCACGGCGCCAGCCGAGAACATTGATGAAACGAGGAACGAAGTCTTTTCTGCAACGTAATTAATCTCAGAGCGTTGGTTCATGCCAATGCCCAGACCTACTGCGTCGCGGTGGAAAAAGAAGTTAGTTCGAGTTGACGGTAGCGGAAGACCACCCTCGTCGCGGTCGCCAATCGTCACGAACTTGAACCCAAGGAAGGTGTCAATTTCGCCGGTCGACAGAGCCTTGACTGTGGCAAAGTCTGCGCTGGTCAATTCGGTTTCGTCCAGCAGAGCTGACAAGCCGTTTGCATGGATGATAGCGCAGCGGCCTTCTGCCGGTACGTTTTTCGTGTCCAATGCTTTTTTGGCTGCCAACAGTTTTGCAAGGTTCAGGTTTGTGCCTGAACCACCAACGGTGGTCGCAACAGTCGACGGGCTGGATGCAGCATTCAGGGCGTCAATGACGAGCTGATCCATGCGACGACCAATAGCGTTGCCTACAACTTGAACAAGCTCACGGCGCTCGTCAAAGTTGACTTTCTGCTGTTGGAAAATATCGGAATATTCCGCAGCAATGAAGTCCGACATAGTGGCCGTGACTTGAGAGTAAGTCACGTTGAGCGGAGTTACATCTGCTTGCGGAACGCGAACAGTGGCAGTTCCCTTACCAATTTTAGGGAACTTCACCTGATTGCCTTCGACATTTGTTCGCTCACGAGTGACACCGGCAAGGGCGCGTGCGCCTTGATATGCCTGATGGACTTCCGCATCGAACAACTGAACGAAAGCGTTTGAAATGCCTATTGCCATTTCAGGTTCCTTTCAGATTAAGTTTTATACAAGTCGTCTCAGGTATCCGTTGCCGGGCTGATACTTGAGCGCTCACGCTGCGCCCCGGAGCGGGTCTGCCGGGCCCAAAGGTTGTCCGTCAAAAAAAGAATATATAAAAGCGGCAGGGATGTAAACACACCCCTGCCGTAGTTTTTTAATTAGACGGGTCGCCGTTTCCATAAACATTGACAAACGCTGCTTCAACCTTGGCGCGGAATGCCGGGTCGGTCTGATAGCGCGGGTCTGCGACCATTGAGTTCAGCTCGTCTTTTGACGGCGCGCCTTCAGGCACTCCGACATTGACAGGAACAGTTTGGTCGCCGTAGTAACTGCGAATTTTTTGTAAGGCCTTCATGCCCTGCGCAGTGCCGCCCATGATCTTAAATTCTTCAAAATCATCTTCGCCCCAAACGCCCTTGCGCACCAAACCGTTAGCCCAGTCAGTCATAGACTTGATTGTGGCGTCTGCATTTGGGCCAAGTTTTTTTAGCTCTTCCTCAACAAAAATGCGCTCGTCATCTTCAATCTCACCAGCCATTTCAATAAATTGTTTGCCAAGCTCTTCAAAAGCAGACTGACTAATATTGTGTTGCTTTGACCAAGCGACATAAGTCTCTAGCAGCTCGTCTGTAGGCTCAACACTGGCTTCCTTAAAAATAGATGTGTCGTATTCGTCGGGGGCTTTATGCTTGCCTTGCGAAAACTTTTTTTGCAACTCGCCGTAGCTCTTCGCTAGGTTCTCAAGGTCTGGCCCGTCTTCGTTCCAAAATTTTTCTGGATACCAATCAGGTCGTTCAAAATCTATTTCCTCGTCTTCGGCAGCAATCGTAAGGTCATCGATAGACGGCTCGGTGTCTGCCTGTTGATGGGGAATAGTGGCTTCTTCTTGCTGTTGGTTATCGTCGCTTTCAACACTAGCTTCGGCCAACAGCCCTTCAGTTTCACTCATAGTTCTGATGCTCTCCTAATACGGCGCTCAATTTCGCGCACTAATGAATTTTGACCTTCGCGGGCAAACCCGTGCGAAGCCTCTTCGCCGGGATACCACGTCGGCTGTTCAATCGTCAGTGACCGCAAGTGTGTTAGAAGCTCTTGCCCGTCGTCACTGCCGAACACACGCAAATATAGCCGGTCAATATCGTCCTGACTTTCTTGCTGTGTACGTCGCAGCTCTGGCTGCATTAGGTTGAGGCTTTCCCAGCCTTCGGTTGTCTCTGACATTTGTAGACCCTATTCTACTTCTTCAGGCAAAACCTCATCTGTTGCCCCGGCTTGCATTGCCATTTCAGCAGCCTCTGCTGCCTGCT